AGTTTACCACTAGATACAAGACCATTTCTTATAGAGCCTTGACCTGCGTTAAAGTCTACAGACAATAACTTAGAACCAGATTGAGAAAGTTCATTGTAGAACGAAGGTGGTGCAACGAACCATCTTCCTTCTTCGGGAACATTTTGCTCATCTAGCAATTTAGCCATAAATGCCATCATGTCAAGTGGGTCAGTTCCAGTACCATCAGAACCTGTAAGGTCGATAGCGTTAGAACCACCTTGATGCTGACCCATAGTTTGAGTAGCAGCAGCAGCATCCGCACCTAAAACGTGGTCAGGTCCAGATGTAGACAATCCAGAGAACATAGCAGCGATTACTGCAGCATCATAAGAATCTCTTAATGCGTAAGCTGCAGAAGAAGTTGCTACTTCTTTGAAGTTGACGTGTGACATATTAGTTTCAATATCATCTACGATGAATTTGAAAGCCTTTGCACTATCTACAACTAAAGTTAACTCTTGGTCAGTTAATTTAGTAGCAGTAGTAGTAGAACCCCTAGTGTAATCCGATACAGAGATTACAGGTTCTTTGATAATCTTTACAGAGTCTCCGTAAGCAGATATTTCACCGGCATAGTCGGTGTTAGTAATAGCTTCAACCACCGATGCTTTTCTGAAAAAGTTAAGAACTTTTCTAGAATAAATCGAAGGTAGGAAAAAACTATTAGTTTGTCCACTAACGGAGTTTGCAAAGTTTGCATCAGTATCAGTTGACGGTTCAAAATATTGAGCCATGATAATACTCCTGTGTATTTATAGTTTATTTTATGATTCTGCCTTGTTGCATGGCTTCGCTGATTTCAGCTTCGTGTTTATCAAACTCATCCATACTCATTGCAGCAATCTCCTTTTCAGACCATATCTTTTCCTGTTTAGGTTCTACACTTGTTGTTTTAGTAGATACCATATCAGCAGCAGATTTAGTCTTTTTTGAAGATGACTTTTGTTTCTGAGGAGTCACATCCATACCTATATCTTTTTTAAATAAATCTATTGCACGACTGGCTAAATCGGCATCGTCAGCATTTTTGTATATCCAATCTTGAATAGACGATGGCTGCTCTTTTGCCCATGTATGAAAATCATCACTGTTTCTAACATCGTCAAAATCAGGATGTCTTTTCATTAACCTTTTTTCTGCTTCACGTTGAGAAATTTCTGCTTCACGTGCTTGGAGTTTACTAAGACGTTCTTCTAGAACTTTTGCCTTAGATTCACTTTGTAAGTGAGCTACAGTTTCCACAACTTCATAGACATCAGGGTACTGTTGTTTGAACTGTTCAAGTTCTTCTTCAGTTTTAGGAGCTTCATAATCAGTTCTATTTTTAGTAGCTTCTTCAAGTAGTTCCTGTTCCCTAGATTTAAACTCATTAAGTTTAGAATCATAATGTCTTTTCAAATCATCATAACGTTTTTTGTAGTCTGGTTTTTTATAAGGAGTATCCTTAACAGTTTCCAAGTTTTCTACTTCAACATTATCAGGTTGTTCTGCTTCGTTAACATCATTAGATTTGAATAATTTATTCTTTTCTGATGGGTCTTCAAAGTACAACTCATCTGATGATTTAAAAGGTTTATCAGTTCCTTCGTGCCAAGATTTTTTTAAATTATAAGGATTTGGCTGTTCCTCGTTCTGAATTTCTTCAGTCATTTTCTATCCTCCTACTCAGGGCTTCGTTTAACAAGGTAGCTGCGATGTGCACTTGCAGGGCTTGTCTTGTAAAGGTAGCCTTTCGGTTGTTGTTATTAATGATAAAGTGCCTGTAAACAGGGTAGCTTTATCGCCTAGCTCCTAACATGTGGTCTGCCGGAAAGCATAGATTTTTTAATCTCATCACCAACTAAATCGTCTTCCTCTTGCATACTTGCTTGAGAACCAACTGTTTCTTTGGTAACTCGAATTTCCTGTTTTATCGGTTCTTGTTCAACCGGCATAACAGTATCTTCTGTTTCCATTAGCCCACCTTCTTGAGCCATTTGTCTTTCATCTGCTTGAGCTTCAGCTTGTTTCATCATAGACATTAAATTGTCTGCTCCGATAACATCTACAGCTTTTGCAGTAAAGACAAACTCTCCATCCGACAACCTCGCAGGTATCGAATCGGAGACTTCCGAGCCCGGTCCTTCAACAGGACCAGAGCCTGAAAATTCCATAGCAACTTCCATAACTTTATCAAACAACATACTAAGTTGTGGATTTGCTTCTAATTCTTGCATAAGCATTGTTTCTTCTTCTTCATCCAATGCTTCATCTATTAAAAAGTCTATATAATTATCTTCCATCATTTCATCTGGAACTTGAGACTCTTCTATTTCTATTTGTTCTTCAGTTTTTTCTGGCATCATATCTACCATTTGATTTTCCATGTCAGGTGTTTCTTCTGTTTGCATCATGTCTGCCATTTGGTCATCCATCATCATACCACCTTCTTGTTTTCCTTCTCTCAACATTTTAAAATCTTCACCAGTAATATCACCATCATTATTTTTATCTAATTCTTTTTGACCGCCAATTAGACCACCATCTTCTCTACCATCTCTTTTTAATTTATTAGAAATTTCATCAGCTCGTAAAGCATTTCTAGCAATATTTCTTAAACTTGTAACAGAAACTTGACTATCTTTATCAAATGAAGAATTTGTCATTTTTAATTCATT